TTTAATTCACTGGGGAAAAATTGATTTGAATTGTAATTAACTTTCTTAATGACTGCATTTTTCGGTACTACTTCACCTCGAAATAACTTGTCTACTGGATCATTAGCGTTTCGAGGGTTCCAACTGAACCACAACTCACTACCGGGTTGCCTGATCGTTGGTATCAACACCTCCAATGATCGTTGAGAAATATTCTGTGCCTCCTCAAGCCAACAACGGTCTATTCCTTCCATACTTTTTATCTGATCCGTTGTCAGTTGCCCTAAACCTGCAAATAGAAATGTTGATCCACCCTCGCCTCTTATCTCATTCTGTAGACTTGTAAAATGACTTTGCAAACCCAGCAGCTTGATCTGATCGTCTAACAACAACTTGACTGAATCTTTAATTGATCTTTGAATCTCCCTAGCGCATAAAATCCTAATAGGCTTGTGCATCTTGTCAGCGTTGTACGCTTGACTGATTAATGCCTTGGCAAATGAATGAGACTTAGCCGAGCCTCTACCTCCGTGATACGCTTTGTACCGATGCGGATAAAACAAATCCATAAACGGTGCAGGGACTTCAACCGGGACTTCTTCAGTTAATGTCGATGGACTCATCATCCTCCACTTCAACGCCAATAATGTTTAAGACCTTGATAGGCTCTTCGCCTCCGCTGATCTCTAACTTTTCTTTGAACAACCCTAGCGACTTGCCCAACATCTCGGACGATTTAATCTGATCCAGGCGTTTAATACTCTGGAAGCCTTTACCATCTGCCGTAAACATACTTTTAACTTCAGACACGCAACGCTTGGCTCTATCGCTCATCTCATCAAATGTCTTAGGCACTAATGTTCCATCTGGCCCCTGGTTGTACATTTCATCCATCGGTGTATAAGTCAGGTCATGCCAAAACTGTAATAGATCATCCCCTTTAATTTCTGTACGCTCTTGCCGTTTCTTTGAAGCCTTTTGTATGAAGGCCTGTACGTTAGCTTTGGTCAGTAGTTGGCAAGCACTTACCTTTGCCCCGTTCTCGCTATAACCAGCCCTTATATAAGCCTGTGTTGCGTTGAGATCGACAAGGTACTCACGGCAAAAAGTTTTCTGTTTTTCGTTCAACTTGCTCATGCTTCGTACTCACATAAAAAATATCTTAACTTTTGCAGTAATTGCATTTCTGAATCATCTGGAAACATTCCAGCAAGATCATTACTCACTTCAACAATATCCCCCTGGATCTCTGCATATCTAAGTTCGTAATCAATAAGACTAATCATAGAAATATTCACCGTCAGTCTGATTCAATCATTTTCTCCGATTGAAAATTAGTGTCACCTTTAGAATCAATATATGAAGTTTCGTAATTCTCTAAACCACCTAGCACCGATGGAATATCCGCTGAATTAAAAACATCATTTGCGTCATGTATAATTTCTTTTGATTTTTTACGCTTCACAACCCTAACAACCTTCAGCCTAGCCAATTTTTAAAAGGCTCCGATGAATTCCCATTCGCCTGGAGAGGAATGGAACCGGAGGAGGTTTCAAACAAACAAAAATCCATCAGAACCAATTTCTTAATAAGCATATTTTTTAATAACTTTTGGTTTCGGCTTCGTTGTTCTTTTAACTGGCTTTTTAGGTGGTCTGCCTCTTGTGCTTCCGTATGTCCCTTTACCTTTTGGCATTTGCGTTATCCTTTTTAAAAACTATCAAACATTTTATTAGATCGTTTTTTAATGTCAGAAACTACTTTAGGCTTAATTGGTTTTGGTTTTGGTTTAGGCTTGGCTTTTGCTTTTTTTATCATTCTGTCGTTAATTATTTTAGTAGCTGACCTAACACCAGTTGCTCGCTTTGGCGCATACTTTTTTGCTGCCATGTTATTTGCCTTTCCATTTCTCTATACATTTTTCCCCAGACCTTCCCAAAATATATCCCCCGATGCCCAACTTCAAAAGCTCCCACATCGAAGGTGGAATCTCTAAGGGCATCGCCTGACCCCCGAACAGCGTTATATAAGGAAACAGGATGTAATTATTAGCGATGATCGCCACAAACACCAGCATCGTTACAGGCCGCCAGTTAGCTGCTATCCAGCTAGTACTCTTTGCCTCTGCAACGATAATATCTTTTTGGTAAGAAACAAACTTCACCTCATGCTCAAGCATCTGAGCTTTTATAGCTTGCTCAAGTTCGTTCTTCTTATCTTTATCTTCTATGAATTTTCCAGCCAAAGTTGTTATGCCGGAAACCATCCCAGTAAAATCAAACATTTTAATTACACACCCATGCGCCCATAATCCAACCCACGCAAAATGCCAACCCGCAAACTAAATAAAAAACTCTAGTGCAAATTTTCATCAAACATCTCTCCTGTTTAAAGGCACACAACCAAGATTAATCTGAGGAGGTACTGGCTTTCCAATTGCATATGCTTGATCCACGATAAATTTTGCTTTATTCAAACATTTTTTTTCTGTAGTAAATTTCTCAACCATATCAGCATTAAGAACGTGAATTGGACTTGTTAGCTGTAAAGTTATTATTATTAATAACCACATCACCACAATACCTTCTGAGGTTTATCTGCCTGTATATCAACGTGAATCCATCCATCGTATAGCCCAACTCTAGGAAATATTTTCATTGCCAAATCAACCAAATCCCATCTTTCTGATGAGTCAGTGCATTTAAAATCGCAAGCTAAACCTAAAATGTGAGCAGAAAACTTGGATGCCCCTGGAATCCCAGAATTATGCTTAACGCAACGAACCCCGCTAGTAACAACCATCGGCTTTGCGTAAACATCCCGCAACTTTTGCAGCTTACGAATTAACTCAGGGTCTATCTGATCTGACCCACATCCACATTTGCATGCAAATTCATCCCTGAAGAAATTAGCTGATAATTGCTCACGGTTAGCGTCCATAGCTGATTTTATCAATATTAGATGCACTCGCCTATAGTGAGCATTCATGGTGAACAGTCATGATGAGCAGTCATGGTGAGGGGTCTTAGTATGGAAAAATCTAGGGTTTAATCAGACTAGATAAAAAGTGTCACTCTACATCTGGGTGATACTTTTCGGTGGGTCGCACTTTTAGAGGGCTTTAAATGGGGCTGAAGCAAGTTTAATGTCACTCAACTTTTTGAGGTGAGTGACACTTTATTTAAATATAAATTAATTTCATTTTACCCCTTGACAATATATACCTATAGATGTATATTACATACATGGACATCAAGAACACAACTCAAACAGGGGGAAGCAAAATGGACTTAACTGAAAAAGAAACCAAGGCTATCGAAACAATTCTCAGATCTGGATACATAGAAGATGATTTCTCCTGTGTATGGGCGCAACCAAATGACCTGATTGGCAATGGATACTCAAAACATGAAGCAGCCGGATTGTGGTCTTCATTGTTAAAAAAGTTTGCGATAGATTTATATGAAGAAAGAGACGAAAAAGATGGGGGTGATTTGTTCACTATAGATTGGGACTTAATTCCGCAATGGAAACAAATTTCCTGCAACTATATTGGCGACACCAATCATCCGATTACTGGAGTAGACACTCGCAGTCAAGAAGAGTGGCTTAAATCTAAATAAAAAACCGATAACGCTCTGATGAGGCCGGAAGGCCGAAACGGGATTAGCACCCCGTCAGCGTTTAAAACTAAACTAGGAGAGATGAGATGAAATTGACCAAACGACACAAAGATGATGAAAATCCAGTCCTCGCCTTAGAAGAGAGTGACAGGGAGGAAGCAATTAAGATTGGAGAGCAAGCAGGGGAAAAGTGGTATCAAAAATGGGCTGATCTTGGCGAAAAGGATACTGGATCATGTTGTGGCGGTAAGGGCATCAAGGCTTGGTTTCGGGGTAAAGGAAAAAGATATGCTACAGAAATATTCATTGTTCGGTGTGACTGGGTACAAGGAAATATTTCAGCGCAAGAATCCAAAGACGATGCTCTTGAATACGTCAAAGAGTATCTTGCTGACAACGCCTTCTATGATGACGGGTACATGAACTAAAATGAAAATTAAACTAACAACATTGAAGTGCCTTCGGTGCGAGCATGAGTGGATTCCACGATCCACCAAGCTCCCCAAGGTATGCTCAAAATGCACCAGCCCATACTGGAACAAACCAGTTGAGCGATTAACTGTCAGCGAGGCATCAAAGAATCGGGGGAAATGATTTAGGTTTCTTTGAATAATAATAATTTTCAGAAGGAATATATAAATACTGGGAGCCACGTTGTACCGACAACTCATGGGCAAACTCAATAGGGGTAAAGTTGTTTGCCACCGCTTTTTCTATAGTTTTGCGCCAAAGGTTATCTTCTGGCAAATGATCTATCGACAAATTTACACTGATTTCAGAGTCCATTTGTTTTCCTCACTTTTAAACAATAAAAATTAGCGTTCTCAACATCATGGCTAATTAAGGCTTTTGCATACAAACATGATTTTTTAGAATCAAACGGGCCGATCTGCGTCTTGTAATCTAACGGAGCGCAATTCAAAGCCTCACTTATAAATATAAAAAGAACCCAACTCATATTATTCTCCTCCCAAAACCGCTAAAATATCAGCTTCGTTCATCATCAAATATGGTTCCCCCTGGTAATCCATTTTCTCGCCTACGTTTTGCCCAAAATATATCTTGTCACCGACTTCAACCGTTTTGACATTATGTGCCCTAGCAACCACATGGCCTATCCCTGAAAAACTGCATACTTCATAATCGTCTTTAACCTGCTCCTGCTTAGGCAATATAATACCGCCATCACTTTTTTCTTTTGCTTCTTCTTCTTTCACTAACACTCTCGTTTTAACCATTCCTATTTTCATAAGCCCCCTTTCACCAAAACATTATTAAATCCGAACCGTCCCTCACAATATGGCCTTGCAAAGTAATCCGAAATTCATCCGGCTTATACTCACTATAAGATGCGATCCGATGCGGAGTCATCCCATCATGTAAAATCAACTCACCAACCTTGTACTCAATATACTCATTGCTCTCACCGCCAATTTTCATATCCATCCCACCGCCCCCGGTAGGCAACTCAATAGCTACAGTAAAAGCATAAACATCTTTCTCATTTATCCCCAGCGTTGTATGCGGAGAATCCAGATGCCAATTTCCTGAAACTGTTAACAACTTTTTATCTGATGGGAAAATATGGAAACCGGGGAGAGCAAGATTAGGATTGAACAACACCCACTCATCAAAGTAGTTTGACAACTGGCCTGAAACTTCTTGATACATTTTAAAAAACCAGCACATCATTCCAGGGTTAAGTTTCTTTGCCCTGCTATAATATTTTTCAGTATTCCCATCTAAATAAGCAGATACCCCCAACGTATAAAAAGGGAAGTCGTAACTCCTACTTTGCCACTTCCCACAATCTCGCAAGTTCCTCACCTCATCAGCGATTTCTTTGCAATCAATATTGAGGGGAATTCTATTCACCCTTTCGCTCCTGGGACTTGGAGAGAAAACTCCTCACCCTTTGGCTTACTTCTGGATTAAATTTTTCGTGATAAGTTTTAGAAATATCCTCCAGGGAAGCCTCTTTTTCATCTTGTTTTTCCCCGTAATAATGTTCCTTCATCATCTCCAAACATTTAATTGCCTTGTTTAAATCCTCGATCCCGTTCTTATCTTGATGCCTAACAACGTATTTGATGACACTTCCAACATCCATTCCTAGCTGATTTTTAATGATGAAAGTCCAGGGGTCTATTTCATATTTTGCATAGTAAGGAGGTCTGATATTCGTACTTCCCCCCTTCCATTGATCGTTTAGCTTTTTGTCATAAAATCCATTTTCCATTACCATTCCCTTATTCCTTATCGAAATTAATTGGGGCTGACAACTTTTGCATCTGCGCCCCGGCAGATGTAGATGAACCCGTTGCCAAAGTTAAAACATGAAATATTTGATGTCCAAGGTAATAATTATTTAATTAGATCGGCCTTTCTGAATTATGTTGTTTTACTTCTTGGGCATGATTGCCCCCTACTATTTGCCTAGTGTATTGGGCTGGATAAAAGATACTCAAATTTCCGCACTGGTTTACTTTTATCGGCTTAGAAACGGGAATGGTAATCATAGTCTCTAATACTTTACTTTTCGGCTTTTTAGTTATCTTCAAAATAAATGCAGCCATAATCTGGGCCAGTATAAATTCCAGCTTCCCATTCAAAACCAGCCATTGTACCGACTCCACCCTTCCAGCCTTGGATGGTTTTTAAGCAAGTTCCCATTTTATTATTTGGCAATCTCCAAAATTTGCATGAACTACATACTCCAACGATATGCACCGGGCGGTCATAAGTCGTAATTTGTACGCCTTTAAAAATTCTCTCAAAATTAGACTTAATCCACTTTTTAAGAATCATAGTTTTTTTACTCCGTTTTTACCCCGCCTAAACAGGGCTGTTATCAATGAGACAATTTTGATAGGTTCCAGCCAGCCGCCCATATCCCCATATATTAAAGCTGACTGTCACCTAGCAAAAAGCGGTGGGGGCATACTTCCCACAGTCCCGCCTTAGTTGCAGTGTTGGCAAATTGACGCTATAATTTGCAAACCATTTGCACACCTTAAAAATGGGACTTGAATTTTTTAACTCTTTGAGGTAGAAACGATTAGGCGGATGCGGGTGTTTAGGTTTCCCGCTTCTGATTCTGGATGTCGAGGTTCGAATCCTTGTACCCGAACCAATCCCTTGAGCCAGAGGCGCATAAAATCAAAGAGTTATGTAATCCAATATCTTTCCCTCACTTTACCAGTCTTCTTGCTTGCAAACGAATTGCACACCATCCACTACCCTGTCCCAAACTTTTGACGCTTCGTGAAGCTTGGCAACCGAGTATTTACCATAACGCTCAATCAACATTTGAACATCTGCGTGACCCATCTGGTTTGCAATTTCCATCGGGTTCGCGCCTCGATTGAGCATCGTGGACGCGAAAAAATGCCAGCCAATTGATGAATCTTTCAACGCCTGTTTCCACTTTTTCTGGAACACCCTGGCAGGGTCCTTGATCTTGGCCCCAGCCATGTACCCGGCGCGTGGAAACTCCAATACCTTTTGATCGCCCTTTACCTTTTTGTCTGGGCTTTGGATCTGGTGCATTAAAAATCTCATCTTCAGCATTTTCTCTAGTTGTCCTCTAATGGGGATTTTTCTTGGCTGGTTCGGGTTCTTGCCGCGATTCTTGACAATCACCTGATCAATCCGGTCAACTTCCCCCCACGTTAGATTTATTGCTTCGCTAAGATCGAGACCCGAATACGCCATCAATTTTGCTAGATCGCTAAACCTAGCATCTAGGTTATCCATAATTTCGATGGCTTGCGATTCCGACAAAAACTTCGTCTGATAAAAGCCTTTTATGCCCGGAAGTTTCGGTTTCTTTTTTGGATCGTCACTTTTAAAGTGAGCCAGCAACACGAAAGATGGATCACCCATTCGGATAACCTTCTCAACCACCATACCGAGCTTTTTGACTGACCCTCTAGGGCTATGCTCAATCTGGTTGATAGATCGCCTGAGTGGTGACACCCCGGTTTTTGGATCAATTTCCCTAATATCAGAAATCGTCAACCCCGCAAAAACTTGGGAGCGTATGATGTGCTTGTTGCACAAGTGACGCTCGTTTTCGTAATATGCGTTGCTCACGATTCCATTTTCACGATCCTTATTTAGCGACTCGAAATACTTTGCAATGCAATCTGTGTACTGCTTCGGCTCTTCCGCACCAGGCTTTGTAAGCTCACTGCGGTTTTTTGCCGACACCACTTTCTTACCAGGCTGATACCTCCCTTCATCGACTTCAATCATTAGCTGCAAAACGCGACGATCTGCAATGTTCTCATCAATCGTGTCGAGACAATCTTGCAAATGTTCCCCTTTATACTTTTTGCTTGCATAGAGAATGCTATCTTCGCCTCGTGGACGATACGGTTTTTTTCTCATTTTCCCCTCCCGAGAAAAAACACCCGCATCATCGGCCCATCGTTTCAGCTTTAATAATAACATATTCACTTTTTATGATCGAATTTTCTGATACAACCCCGGCTCTAACCTTACAATTTCTCCCAATTGGCAAAGTTTAGTGATCGCTGTGGCGCAAGCGGAATGACATCTATTTAAATCCATCCCCTTGTCATATGTGAATATCAACCTAGAGATATCACGCTCTCTAAATGATTCATCAATCTGATTTATGATTTTGCGACTAGAATCAAAAATATTCATACCCCTGTAATCGATGTTTAAAAACTTCTTTGGGGATTTTTCTCGCTCAGCTCGCTCAACCCTGGGGCCAAGGGCTTTCAGTCTAATCTTGCCAGCGCATTTGTCCTCTTTCAGCCGTGTTATTGTCTCTGCCGCCATTGGTGCGGAAATTACGTCTCTCGCCTCTGACAGAGCCTTGATTTTACTTAAGATTAATATACGGGTGTCTACCAGCTCCTTGATTTCTTCATCAATACCTTCAATAATATTCATTTACTTCCTCCTCATTCCGTTTCAATACCTAAATATTTAATAACAACTGATCGCGCCTCATCCCACTTGCGACAAGTAGCCGTTTGATACCCTTCTTCATCCATTGCCGATTTGAATTCCTTCTGCTCTTTTGTTAATGTATTTTTGTTAAATTTCATTTCAATCCACAAGCCGGGAATAATTTTCCCAGAATAAGTTTCACGGGGAACCGGGAGAAAAATATCATGCACCCCTTTTCTCAAACCTTCGGCTTTCTCCCACCATCCGTTTTTTCGTTTACCACCGTTTGGGATACTGAACATCCATTTCAGTTGAGGGTGTCGGCCTTCCAGTGACCTCGCCCAATTAAATAACTTTACCTGCTCATCGTGTTCACTCAAGCAACCCCCCGCCAAGTCTGTGCGTGTCGGCCTGAACTTGTCATGCTAGTCTCACCCGTGCGTTCTGCCATACCCCGTCTCTCCAAATCCACCATGCGCCTGGACACTTGCGTGGTTTGTGCAAAGCCCACATAATTTGCAATTTCCTCGAAATTCAGCCCCTTCGGAAAAACATCATCCAACGCTTTTTTTATCTCAACACAATGGCGATGCGCCAAAACCCCAGACTTCTCCGATGCCGCATGAGAAGTTACTGGGTCAGTTTTCCTAACGTGCTTTTTTGGGTCAAAGTCTTCGACAAAATCTACCAAGTCTTTAATCTGGTTCTCCCGGCCTTTGCGAAATAAAGGCAAATCATTCTTGTGATACCCGTCAGTATATTTTTCGTTACTCATAAAAAAACCACATTACTTGTGCCCCCATTAAATTCTGCTTGCATATTTTTTGTCCGTCCCTCGGCATTTTGTGCAAGTTTTAATTTCATCACGGTGCGTTCTAAAATTACCGCCACACAAACATTTTTGCCTAATAAGTTTTAAATGATTAGAAGTACAAGGGTTCCTGCAAAACATTTGAGGCGGCAATCTGGTTTTATAAGTTTTTTTGCAAGCCCTACATACCTTCTCCAGCATTGGTTTTTTTCTCTTCTCTTTATTAAAAAGATAAGCGCAACATTCTTTACGCATCATAATTTTTGGGGGGCAAAACATTTGATCTTTTTTCGTTGATTTAAATTCTTTTTTGCAAAAATTACATACAGATGTAAACACTGGCTTAATCGAACCTGGACTTGCAAAGCCTTCTAGTCCCTCTCTTGCATCTCGCAATTCAATCAGGGCATCCCTCTTAATCGTGGAGTGATGCCGCATCACCCCGGTTGCATCCGGCCTTGAAACTTTTACTTCCCACATAAAATCTCGCCTTTAAATAAATTTTTAGCTTCAAGCAATAATTCGCGTTCATCAGGAGCTAGGTGCTTCAGCATCTTGATTTCTTCTTTAGTAATTCTTGGCATTGTTGTATCTGGCACTTTCACCATGTTATTTTTTACTAAGTAAAAATTAGCTCTATCCTTTGGCTTGATTTCTACCCAACCACGCTTGGCAAAAATTTCTCCTGCGTTATTAACATTCATTTGAAAACCTCACTATTGAATTAGAATAAGTTCCAGCTTCATAGTTGTAATGAAGTTGCACTTTTCCAAGCCCACCCATGTCCTTATCTTTGACTTTAGAAATTGACACATCAACCTCACCACCCTCATCAGCTTTTCCATACAAGGGACGATGAATTTGCACAACCACATCTGCTTTATTTCTAAATCCAGCAGAGCCAGCGATTGACCAACTTGATGGACTTTTTGGATTTCCATCGGCATCAATATCATCGGGCCTTGGCTTTGTGGGGTGAGCTACTAAAATAATTGTCACGCAATGTTGCCTTGCCACTCTCCGTAACCTTGCAAGAGCTTGGTTAACCCATTCTGTCTCCGAAATATTCCCACGAATTGAGTGGTCAAGCTCATTCCAAGGATCAAGCAGAAAGAACCTGATCCCCTTCTTGACCGCTAGTGCCTTAATCGAGGCACAAATCATATCTACATCAGGTGTAGAATCTTCTAGGTATTGAAAATAGAAATTGTCATGCAACCATTCATGGCAAGCCTCCACTTGATCCTGGCAAAGTTCAATGGCATTTAAGTTGTAAAATTTTTCCATGCACTTTTTCATTAACCTTGACAGGGGAAATTCTTCTGGTGAAAAAATGCCACACTTTCTATTTTCTTTTGCCTGTCTTACTAAAACATCTAAAAAGAAATCTGACTTCCCAGAACCAGGGTATCCTGTGCCAACAACCAACTCCCCTACCTCTGGGGCAAACTTCCAAAACTTATCTAGTGATTCAATTCCTGTTGACCATCCTTTCTTCGCTCCATATTTCCAATAAGAAACAAGGTCAATATCTTTTGCGTAAACGATCCCGTCAATTGGGAATTCTTTTGCATCAGCAATAAGAGCCAACACTTTAGCTTTGTCATATTTAAGTAAAACATCATTCGCATCTTTGCAGCCATTAGGTGTCTCAACATAAAATGCCCTCTCATAACCAACCCGTTTAGCTAACTCCAAACGTGCTTGGTATCCAGG